AATAAACCACCAGAGTACAATGAAAACCTTGCTAAACTATTACAAAGAAAAGCACCGTGGGATGATGAAGAATGACTGACGAACAACTAACACTGCTGGAAATTGTTGCCGAAGAACTTGGTGGAGAACTTTATACAGTTCTTGTAACTGATAAGTATAAAGAGCACAAGAAAATTGTGATTGAATATGCTGAACAAAAACGATAAGATAATTGAAGTACGTCTCTATTCTCCTCACAAGTGTGATTTTATTTGTGAGAGAGAAGATGGGACTCATTACGTCTACATTAAACGGGATTTGATTGGTTATTATGAACTCCATCGTAATGGTGATGGGTGGATTTATGGGGAAAAACTAAAATGACGCAAGACGATAAAAAAGCACTTAGAGAGTTTATGCGTGGATTTGCATTTATCATTTCTACTGTTGGTATTATAATTCTTATCATATCTTTCATCTCATGGGGAGATAGTGTGCCAGATGCTAAACAGGACATTAAACAGGATACTAAGGTGGTTGGCACCTATAAAGATTGTGATATAATTCAATGGCATTATGGAACACTTGCTGAATACAAATACTTCTTATATTGTCCCAAATGAACGAAAAGTCTAAAATTTTTTTTGATATTTGGAAATGTGCATATCAACGAAGATGGATATATAGAGGAACACCAAGAGAACAGAGAGAACACGAAACCGCATTAATGTGTCTTAAAATGAAGGATGTGAAGTTCTACCATTTTGACACTGAAAAACCTAGATATTTGAAATAAAATGGAAACCTTTAAACAAACTTGCGACAAACCATATGATCGTCATCACTATAAGTTGGTGTATAGTAATGATCAATCAATCATTTTAGAAGACTATATGGACGTTCAGGCGCACTGGTTTCAAACACCTGCACAGTTTTTAAGTCACGTTGAAGTTCTCGACATTCCTCAAAAGAAAATTAAAAAGAAAGGTTTCCAATGATGACTATTTACGATATTATGCACGACGAACGCCGCTATGGGTGGATCGTTGATAAGCGATATGATTGGATTAATATGCTACTTAAAATGCAAAGAAGAAACCCAAATCGTTTTGAGGAATTTCACTATTCTAATAGTGACATTTATCATTATCTAGATAGAGTACAACAAGAACAGAATGTTTATGACTAATGGACTTTGATGATTGGTTCTATGAGCAAGAAGGTTATGGTTTTCGTGCCGAACGTTTTTGGGATGATTTTGAGAGGCAAGATCGCATTGCTATGATAAAATGGTTAAAAACTGCCTATCAAATGGGATATGGTGATGGTCAAAAACTTTATGGGGGGACAGAATGAACTTCACACCAGATCAGTACAAACTCATTTTTACTGCCGTTCGACGCTATCAAATTGATAAATGTCTTCACGATAGTAAAGAGTAACATCAATGTGGTGAAGTGCTTGACGAACTCTTCTATACCGTGTATACTCAACGTGTTGAGCAATCTACCTGATGGACTACACAGAAGAATTTCCTTTTGATCAGTTTCCTTGGAAGTTGATCCATAAAGATGGAAAAGAAACACGCAAATGTTACTTTCAAACTGAAGAACATCGCAAGAAACACATTGAACGCTACAACCTTAAAAAGAAAGACATTCAATTGAGTTATAAGTATGACAACTAGAACTTTTATCGACAAGAATGGAAATTCCTGGGAATGGGAAGAAACTCCTGAAACTATTGAGGCACTGAAACAACTTCATGAAACTGTAAAGCAAGTAAATGAGCGAAAAGAAACTAATTGACGAATGCTTCTATGTGGAGCAAAAAAGATATGGTCTTTGGGATTCAACCGATCTTGAAGGTAAAGGACTGATCACATCTTTGACCGAAGAAGAATGTGTGAGAGCAACACGATTTTACTTAAAAGGACTCCAAGAGGGTTGGTCTGAAACTAAAACTTATGAAGGTCAAGTAGGTGGAAAACTCTGATTATCCATATCACGTTTTAGATCCTACTACTCCTTGGTATGAGTGGTTGTGTTACTGTGAAATTTGTCATCAATTGAATATTCCCAATCAACCAAAGTGGCAAAGATATGCTGCTTATCGTAACTATTTGAAAGAAGTCAATGTTTTATGAAAAAATTCATTGAATGGTTTTTTTCTCCATCAATCGAACCAATCCTAGAAATTGATGATGTATACTCTAAACTTATTGAACTAGAAAATCGTATCATTAAGTTAGAAGAGGAAAATGTAGAAACTACAAACGAACTCTATCGTATGGAAAATTCTCTTGATGCTCGCATAGATATTCTTGCCGAGCATTGTAGGATTGATTACGATGTATGAACTAGATGACTTTGAAAAAGCACTTGCACACTTTGGAACACGAGTAGATGTTATCATAGCAATGGAAATGGGAGGAAAGTTTGATGCTGAAACTGCTTACAAAAATATTAAGATGGAACTCAAAGAACTTAAAAGAATTCGAAAGTCCATCAAAAAAGACAAGGATTTGTGATAAGTGTGGTGTAGAAAAACCACTTGATAAAGATCATTATGATGTTGTAAAGTATTTCCGTGATGGATATTCATACTACTGTCACGAATGTTCTAAACCAAAACCAAGAGACTGATGGAAGACACGCTTAAAATAATACAGAATGAGGATGGATCGTTCACGATGGACTGGGATCCAAAAGACCCAAAGTGGGAATGGTTAAATGGATTGACAAGCAAGGAAATTCAGGTTATAGTGGAGGACGCAATCAAAGACTACATCAATGACCTTTGACTATAAAAAGTATTCTCTTGAAAACTTGAAAACTTGGATGCAAGATGCTGTTTCTACTAGCGAGGCATCTCCACAAGAAATCTTTGATGTTATTAAAGAAGTAGTTCAAGAAGAATACTATACTTTCAAACAACATACATCACGTTGTTATGAACTTCTTTCTCTTCTGAATGGAAATGGACAATCCTATGAAGATGTAATGAAAGAAAGAGAATACTATGAACCATCTATGCCACCTTGGGGTCACAGTGATTTGGAGGCACTTCGTTATACTGAAGAAGAGATGAATGCAATGTGCGACAAAGCAGCATCTGAGGAAGAAAAAGAACAATGCCAAGAATACAATCTGCGTGAGGCAGAGTATTATGACAACAAAAAGAAATGGGTTCTTCCTGTTGAACTTGATGGTCCAAGTGGAGAATATTTTGTAACTTTCCCAGATGATTTGCAGCAAGTTTCTGGAATTCATGCAGGTGATGAAGTGCAGTGGATTGATAATAAAGACGGTTCATATACTTTACGCAAAGTTACCAAACAATGATAGAAACCCTTCTTTGCGGTTATAATGTATTCTGTCATGTAAAAAATGTGATAGAATATCCAAGAATACAAACGCCTGTGATAAGATATTATGAATCAGGCAAATCCTGTTATGTAAACGGAACTTTTTATACTAAATGTGAGGACAGATTAAATGGCATTAAGTGAATCAGTTGAACAAAGTTTGAAAGAAGCAGAATCAAGTTTGCGTAACGCACTTGCATATGCTGCGCGTCAAGAACGACCAATGGTTTGTAGTGTTGTTGCCGATATGATTTCTCGTATTGATACTCTGATGTCAACAGATGCACTTCTAGATAAACTAGAAAATCGTAAACCTGGCGATTCTGGTTTGTTTGGATCTTTCTTTGATAAGAACTGATGGCAACACCAAAAGACTTTGATGGTAAGTTTACTTTAAAAAAAAGTAACGGACTTGACTTTCTACCAGAAGATGACAGTAATGTATTCACTGTTTGGTTTTTTAGGAGAGAAAAAGAAACTAAATCTCTTAAAGAGTTTCTAAATGCTTTGGGTCCAGAAAACATTGGATATGATAAACCATCAAATCAATTGTTTTATAGATCTCCATCTTCTAAACTGTATCGCATAGATTTTACAGAAGTTAAATGACTGAACAACAACCTAATGAACTTGGAAAAGCACTGCAAGAGTGGTGGGATTCTGATGCTTTCAAAGAGATGCAAAAGGCAAGTGAGGAAGCAAGGCAACGTGCAGTAGGAAAGTATTTTATGCTTTCTGAACAAGATAAGATTGATATGGTGGAAGCAATCACTTACATTATGTGTAAGGCAGAAAGTGAGGGAACTTCTCATCGTGGTCTGCAATCTGCACTGGGAATCTATCCTACTGGTTTTTGGGTGGATCATCTAATGGATGTTCATAATGCCTTGTGGTCATATTATAATGATCGTAAAAGAGAACAAGAACTGAAAGATGATCTCGATGCACTTGAAGATTTTATTAAGTAGTGTAACGTGATCCCGAAGAAAATATTAAGTTTCTAGATAGTAGTATGTTGAAATGCTAATATTGAGCAACATCGCAAGAAAACCTATGTCCCTTTCCCGTTCAGGAACCGAAACCCTCACTGAAGAAGAATGGAATGAACTTGTAGCACTCAAAGATGCTATAACTTACCGTCCTCAATCAGTTTCTGCTGAAAAAATGGAAAAATTCACAGAATTGATGGTTAGATCTCTTGAAGGAAAGTGTGATCCACTGCCACCTAAAAATTGGCGTGGTAATCCTTTGAGTGAATAAAAAAATAAATATTACCATCACGATACAAAACTATGGACAACATCGACCAGCATATTCAGAAGGATGAGGATCTTCTGAGTGATCCTTTGATTTCTCCACAGTCAAGAAGACATACTGAGGAAGAACTAGAAGCATTGAAAACATATAAAGCAAATCATCCAGAAGACTCACACGATCCAACACCATTGGAATTGTACTGTGATGCAAATCCAAATGCACTTGAATGTAGAGTTTACGAAGACTGAAAAATAAATAATTTTAGTTATTACAAATAAAGATGTCTAGATTTACTGATCTTTTTCAAGAACCAACTCCTGCACCAGAATCAACACCAACACCAGCACCAGAACCTGCAAAGGTTGATAATGTTGTAGAGTTCAAACCAAGATCTGAGATTAAAACTGAAAAGAAAAAGTTCACAATGGATTGAGTGACAGTTTAAAAAGTGGCACAAGGGGCATCCCAGCGAACCAGGATGCCCCTTATAATATGTGGGTAATCAACCAACGCCCCAATGGCAACCCGAGCACGAATCGGCATCCAACTTAAAGATGGTTCTATTCTCTCTGTGTATCACCACTGGGATGGTTATCCCGAATGGTTGGGTCGTATTCTGAACACTCACTACAATGCACGTTCTCTTGCTGAAGAACTGATTGATGGTGGCGATATGTCTTCCTGCTGGACTGAAGATCGGTTTAGTATTGATCCCACCACTGGATATAAAGTTCAAGAATACGGTCCTCAGTATTACTCTCAGCGTGGTGAAGATTGCCCTCCGCGTCTTGATGCTGGCCTTGTAGAGTATCTGCTGCCTGATGGTGCAGAAGAGTATCACTATTTGTTTACTCAAAAAAATGAATGGATTTGTTATAACCTCAATAAGTTTGAGAATAAACTTCCTGAAGTTGTTCAGATTCCTAACGGAGCACTGATGGTATAAATATTAATACCTGATAGACGGCAATCTTCAGGAGGAGGGTGAAAGTCCCTCCTTTTTAGTATAAATAATAATGCCGTCTATTAGAGTAGAAATGAAAGGACTCATTTATTGCGTCCATTGTATTTCCACAGGGAAGAAATACATAGGACAAACTACACAAATTTTAGAAAAGAGAGTAAACAGACACTTTTGTGATAGTGAGAAAACAGACTATCATTTTCATCGTGCCATAAAGAAGTATGGTAAAAATAACTTCATTTATGGTGTGATTGAAGAGTGTAACTTGGACGATTTGAATGGGAAAGAAGTATATTGGATTAGTGAATATGATACTTTTGCAAATGGATACAATAGCGATACTGGTGGATTGAATGGTAGATTACTTAGTGAAGATACTAAAGAGAAAATAAGTAATTCACTAAAAAATAGAACTTTTACGCCAGAACATCTTGAAAAAATAAAGAAGTCACTCACTGGTAAAACTCTTTCAGAAGAAACTAAAAATAAAATAAGTCAAAGTAAAATTGGCAAATCTAGAGGTCCATTGAGTGAAGAGCATAAAAAGAAAATTGGAGATGCTAACAGAGGTAGAAAACTTGGAGCATTGAGTGAAGAACATAGAAGAAAAGTTAGTGAAGCACTTAAAGGCAAAAAGTATAAGAAAAGGAATAAGTAAGGTGCCACTTTAAGAACTGGCACAAGGGCACTTGAACTTGGTGCCCTAATGCCCTATAATACTCTCATACACAAAGGAACTTCAAATGTTTCAAGTTAAGTGCTTTTCTCCCCAAAAAGTCATCTATGATTGTCAATGTGAGAAAAAGTTTGATGCCATTATTCTGGCACACAAACTTACCGAAATTTATTCTCATAAAAGCATTGTAAAGAAAAACGATGAGGATACTCATTTTTATGATGTTTATCCTTCACTTGACTTTGTTGATAATGTTATTTGAAAATCACCGAAGGTGGTATGCCTGTTCCTACACTTCAGATGAACAAATGAACCGCAAGTATGTTGTCGCTGGATTGATTGGTTTTGCTGCCATTCTTGGTTGGAATGTCTTTCTAATCCAACGCGATGATGCAATGTATAAAGCATACTATCCTCAGCAAGAGATAGAGAATCTCAAGAAACCTCCAAGTTCTCAAATCC